ACGATAACAATCCTTCAAAGTGAAAACCCAAGCGATTGGGGCTAGGACGTTTTAATAAATAGCGGGTTAATGCCTGATAGTCATTGGTGGTATCCAACTCTTTTAAACGCGGCTTATAAGCTTCAAACTGCTGTTGCCAAAAGTCTGCGCTATGTATTGCAACTTTGTGGGTAGTTTGATGCGGTGCGAAATCCAACCACGTCGTCAAGACGTTAGGGCAGGCGAGTACATACGCCAAATCACGCACAAAAGGTCGCCGATAAGCTTCCCAAGGTGCATAGCTATCAAGGCGCGGCGTAAGCTCAGACATAGGACAAACCAGAGTAAATATAAAGTATTTACCCTAGCGACTTGCTTACTAAAAGTCTATAGCGAATCGTAATATGTTAAGATTGTAGTCATCTGGCAGAATATATGATTGCCAACCCTTTAATAATACAGAGGATTAAGTTATGAAGTACCTTTTGTAAATCGACTTTCCTTATAGCGGTCCTTTTGGTAGTGCGTTTTTTGATGCCATGAAAGAGTTGGCTGAAGATATCGCAACCGTAAACGGTCTGGTCTATAAGCTATGGACAGAAAATGAAGCAACGCAAGAAGCGGGCGGGATTTATGTGTTTGATAATTTGGACGATGCCAACAGATATTTAGAAAAGCATACCCAAAGACTGACTTCATTTGGTTTTAAAGATATCAAATCCAAAATCTTTGTTATCAATGAAGCGCTAAGTGCGATTACTAAAGCGTCTTTGTAATACTTTATGAAGAATAATGAGCATAAAAAAAGCCAACCATTGATATCAATGGTTGGCTTTTTTGTTTAACTACTGTGTTTGGTCGGAACGGCAGGATTTGAACCTGTACAACGCGCGTAATAGTATTATATTGCACTGCTAAACGTAGTAAACACAAGGGCTTAAATATTTAACGTGCAATACAATGCAGTGGTTGTTATGAAATCTGTGCCAAAATCTGTGCCAAGAGCGCGAGTAGGGGTGTGAGATACTCGAACTCTTTTTGATGGTAGTTAATATAAATCAGTTAAAAATAAACATAATTAAATCATATGTTTATGAAAAACGGTTTAGGTTGATTTAAACTGATTTACTGCAAACTGCGTCAAAAACTGCGTCATGATTTATGCCTTACACTTAACGCCAACATGCTCAGCAATGACGTCTGCAATCTCACGTGCAATCAACCATTTTTTAGCCTGGTACGTCGCAAGCTCTTTTGGGTTAGAGATAAAAAACAACTCTAAGATTATACCACCTTCACGTACATAGCCTAGCCGAGAGTGTTGACCACTGTTTTCTGGTTTAAAACCACCAGCTGGACCACGTACTGAAATACCCATCACATCGCTAACCGCTTCACATAGTTTTTGGCAGATGACTTTATCTTTTGGCTGTGCCAATGCTTCGACGCCACCAGCCGACGGCAAGTGAAACGCGTTACAGTGAAACTCGATAGCGACTTCGCCTTGCTTGATGAGTTTGATCGCTTGTCGCAGGGTTTGATTGTCATTGCCGCGACCATCGGTGACAACATCAATGCCTAAGTCTTTTAGACAATACGCAACGATATTGCGCATATCAGTTGTGATTTCTGCTTCGGTGATGTTGCCGTTTACTGCCCCTGGGTCGGTGTTTGAGTGACCAGCAGTGATTACTACTTTAGCCATAATATTTACCTTATTTTTGACATTAAAAAAGCCCCAAATTTGGGGCTATATTTAATGCTGATTGTTATTTTTCTTTATCTGCAATGCGTAGCGCATAGTGCAGTGCGTTAAGTGCCATCAGTCCGCGGCGGTAATGGCTGGGCTTGACGTATGGCTGGACAATCTCGCTATTTTTGATAGCGATGTTTGTCAGCTGACTGGCTGTTTTAATTAAATTAAATCGCATGATTTGCTCCTGTTAAAGTTTAAATTTTGGCGGCCAAAGTTTCTTAAACTTGACCGGGTATGGAATGGTGATCAGCTTAACGTATAGTAGATTGTTGACTAGCATTGTCAGTCTAAACAACACAGTTGCAAATACTGGTACAAAGTCAGAGCCAAAGTCTGCCCAAAGCAGCATCAGCCAACCTACCGCATATAAATTGAGCTTAGCAGCGCATATCGCACCGCGCGTATTGATACTGCGTATCAGCATAACTACAATGCAAAGTATCAAACCAAGGATTGGCAAGATATTATTAACTGTGGTTAACATTTAACACCTCCTGATAGACAGGCTGCGAAACCGCGCTGACGTTGAGCTCAGTTTTTAATTGCGGCACAATCACAAAAGATGCCACCACACTTGTCAAAACGACGGTCAACAACTTAGTTGCATGCTCAGTAACCAAATCGAGTGCAATACCCAAGAATTTAATAGCACGATGGGTAATGAGGTCAATTACTGCATCGTGTAGCTCCTTGTTACTAACCAAACGGCCTGCTAAGTACAGTAAACTTGTACCACTAAAAGCCCCAACCGATGCTGTCAACATCATTAGACCGGGCGATGGCTCGGTTATAAATGTTGGTAGCACGACAAACGAGATAACCAATCCAACGATTAAAGCGGTACTAAATTTGCTGGTCTTGGTGCCGCGTGCGCGCATATAGTCAGTCGTTAATGATAAAAACGCACTCGCAAATGTCAGCACAATCATTGCAATGAAAAGAAACCAAAGCGGCAGTTGTAGATAAAAAAATAAATACGGCTCATTGAGCTGCATGCTAAGACTTGCCGCATTTGCAGCACTTGCAGCGCTGGCAGCAGCGCCCATGGCTGATAGTGCAAGCAGTTTCGCTGTGGTAAACACAGCTAGGCTTTGCTGCATAACTCCTCCTCAATTTTAGATAAAATAAAACCCCAATTAAGGGGTTGTTAGCAGCTCTTAATGCAGTGCGAGTATTTAATACCAACGCTCACGCCGTTATAGTTGTACTCATCTTGATTGACCAAATCCGCGTTTGAGCGATGGATATAACTTAGCTGGTACAACCAGTTTTTGTTATGCTGATACTCTAAGCCAATGCGACCAAGATATGGCACATTCCCCGTTGGAAAGCGTACGTCATAATTACTGTTCACGCCATGCTGAACCATATAAACGACTTGATGGTCGGTAAATATATTTACTTGTGCGTTGGCTCGGTTAAATAACAGTAATGCGGCAAGTGCGGTAAAAAATATTAATAAGCGTTTAATCATAATGTAACCTTATTTTGAGAACTAAAAAACCGCCTCATTCGGCGGTCTCGTCTGCTATCCATTCGTTGTCTACCCATCGCCAGCCAATAGCGCCTTCGTTGGGTGGCGGTTGCAAGGTAAAATCCTTTCCTTCGATTTCAACCCCATACATGACGTTGTCAACATTACCTGTTCTTACACAGTTAAGAGAACCATCTTTGTTAATCACATACGCTGTCACACTAGACATAAATCACCTTTTTAGGCTTGTTGCTGTTATTGTAATTGACCCTACTGACACAGTACTACCTACAAACTCCACATGGTATCTGTCGTTATTGTAGCCTCCTGCTACTACAGTTTCGTAGATACCAGACCTATCAAAGAAATCATTATTAGAGCCACTTTCATAAGTCTTAATAGTTGATCCATTTCTATATATACTCACAACCACATTTCTGCCACTACCTGAATTTAAATTAAAAACTGAAACTCTAACTTGTACCGAACCTCCACCCGCATTGATATAAACACTGGCGGAAGTTGTTGAACCATAATTAACCGCGCTGTCTGTAACAGATACCGCTTGACCTCTAATTCTTGCAGTCGTAATGGACGCTTCTTTAATAAAAGCGGCTTTTAGATACAAGCCCTGTGGCGTAACCTGCCCTGTTTCGGGGTCGGTCGATGTCCCAGACTGATAAACAAAACCAACGTCTTTGTAGTTGGCGTTGCTAGGGTTTGAGATATAAAACCTATCCGCCCTAATGTTAAAGTCGCTCGCGTAAGGTGTTGAGGCAAGCCCAAAGCCTGATATTCGCCCATTAACATCAATCTTTAACGTGTATTGACCATAAAGACCATTGATGGACTGCGTGTGCTGCTGGATTGATGTTACGTTATTGCCTACTTTGGTAGTAAGTGTGGAAACGTCTGACGCAACTGCACCGACCGCCGTAGCTCGCGCTTGAGATTCTTGCTGTATCGCCGCCTGATTTTGACCCACTGTTCCTGATAGCGTTGAAATCTGCCCAGCAAGTGCGGTGTCTTCATTAGCCCTAGCAGTAGTTTCTGCTTGAATGGCTGCTATGTTCTGCCCTACTGTCGCGTTGACTAATCCGACTTGCTGTACTACCGCCTCAACATCGTTCGCCCTTAACTGAGTCTCATTAGCCACCAATGCTACTGCGTTATCGTTAGCTTGTGCAAACTTAGTGTCAATGGTGGTGACGATAGCTTCATTCTCTGTCGTGCGCGTTTGTTGCTCTAATTGAATAGCGGTGGCGTTATCGTCAGTACGGCTAAGTATTGTATCAATCCGTAGATTCATAGAAGATTGGCTATCGGTCACAGTCTGTTCTAGTGTGCTGATACCCTCGTTTGCCGCTAATATGGCATCAATACGGTCTTGAGTTTCCTTTTGGATGGCAGCCGTGTTGACGGAAACGTGTTCGATTTCCGTCATCATGTCTTGCGCGAGTTGCGTCTTGCTGATTTGACCTGCGAGTAAATCAAGTGCCGCCTGTGCATCGCTCGATGTTTGACCCTCAACCCAGTCTGTCCAAGCTCCAGCAATGCCAAACTTATCAATCAATCTTGCACGATAAGACACATATTGGTCAGTACCTAAGCCCTGAATGGTTACGTTATCTGTAGGATAGGCATACATACCTTGCTGCGATATTGACGCCTCGACAAGTGGGTCGGTTGCTTGCTGTATTTCAGTAAATGCGGTGTCACCTGAGCCTGTACCAAATTCCCAGTTTAGTTGCATACCAAACAGGATGCCGTAAACCGACAAGCGTAGTGGTGCAGTTGGCACACCTTCTTTTTTGGCGATGGTAGTTTCTGCTGACAGTGCGTAATCAGATTCAACACCAAAGGGCGATATAGCTCTCACTCTTGCAACGTAGACCCCCGCATAGGCATTGTCAAGCTCAATGTAGTTACTTGCTGTCCGTGGCAGTGGCCGCCATGCTTCACTGTCTTTTTTAAGCTCAACGATATAACCTACCGCATTACTAACTTGATTCCACTGGACTACAAGGGTGGTAATGCTCAGCCCTTGTTCAATTCGATAACGTGGGGATATGACGACATTTTTTGGTGCATCAATCTTGTCAGTAGGCTGCAGTACCTGATTGCCCGTGTTATTGTGCGTATCTTTTACATCAGTGCCGTTGTCAATCCCTGCGTATTTTGATGGGTCATGCTGTATAGCAACAATACCGAAAGTCGCATCATCGTTTTGATTTACTTGCATGACGCGAAAACGCATAAGTTTTAAATCAGCCGTTTCAATCGCCCAAATACCCTCAGGCTCAGCACCATCGAACCCTGCGGTAACGGTAATGCGATTGCCGACTACATTGCTAATGTTACGACGTTGTGACTTGCCGTCAGAGCTATTAATGACCAAAACATCACCGCTATTAGCCGACACCTCTCTATCAAGCTCTATGATGCGCTGTGTGCCATTGACGGTAGATACGCGACCATTGAGTGCGCGACCTGCAAACAATTCGTCACTAATATTAATGATATTGCCGACTTGCGGTATAAAACCATCAAGTCCTGTGCTAAATGCCACTTGCCGTGTTTCTAGCTGCTCCGCTTTTAATGCTCGCAGCCCTAAACGTTGCGCCTGTGCTTGTGACGTACAACCAAAGGCTGACAAATCCAACGGCTTAACGCCATACTTTGCCATCGCTTCTTCATCACGAATATACTCATACTCGGTTTGATAGCTGTTGTTTGGATTATCCCATGCGACTTTTGCGAGCGTATGGCGGTCACGCTGTCTTGTACCCGTGTATTCAAAGTTGCCCTCAACTACGTTTGCAGCGCTAAAAGTATAAACAGGGTCTTGCGGTACGTCTGCATCAAGTATTATCTGCTCGCCGTTCCAGTAGCTCATAGCGGTAAAAATACCGCCAAGATGGTTTAAAACAGTGTAAGCATCTTCCTGCGATTGCAGATAGACATTACACTCAAAACGAGGCTCTAAACCTCCCTGACCGTCACTAACTTTTTCATCGCAGTATTGCCCTAGACGATAGATTGACCATTTATCAATCATACTGTCATCTATCTTTTCACCGATGCCGTAACGCCATTGCGTGACTAAATCGTAACAAATCCATGCAGGGTTATTAGAATAGGCATCTTTAAATGTACCATCCCATATTCCGCTATACGTTTTATTAACTGGATTGTAATTAACTGGTACGCGAATAATTTTACCGATAGTGTCAACTTCGAGCTTGGCGATACGGCTAAAGGTTTCAGCGTTATATTGCAAGCCCAGCAACGCGGTATTAGGATAGCGCAACTTAACGTCAATCACCTCTGCGATTGCGTCAATATACATGGTGTCTTGGATATATTCGCTTGTGCTGTTTGGCGTGATGCGTCTAATGCGTATTTGCCAACCTGTCGTTGCTCGTGGTAAATCAATGCGATGGGTGCGCTCATAGCCTGCCGAGGTTTTATCCTCAATCTTGGTGTTTAAGACCTCACGGTACGCGCTGCTATCGGTTTTTAAATCAATAGCGTATTCAATTTTATAACCTGTTACATCGCCGTTTTCATCATTGGTTTGCAGTAGTCTATCCCAGCGAAAACGCACGCGAATAGCAGATAACTGGGTGTCATTAATCGCACGTACCCAAGGCGTAGAGCTTTTAAGCTCAACACCGATAGGCGTTTCATTGCTTACATCAGGAAAGCCTTTGATGTACTCTTGCTCGTTTGTGCCCTCGCGGAAATCCCACGTTACGCCCTCAAAGTTTGGCTGTCCGTTTTCATCAACTAATGGCGTACCCTCTAAACGGATTGATGCCGCGCCGTCTGCTAAACCTACAACTTCACCCTCAGATAGTCCATAAAGTATCTTGGTAGTTGATACTGACGAGGCGCTGTCCTTTGCAATAGACGGCTTACGGGCTTTTTCTTGACCTCTTTTAGCGCCTTTAATTGTTTTGATAGCTGCCATTATTGCGTGTCCTCTGTGTAGATACCTGCTGAGCAAATAAAGCCACCGATGTAGCGTCTGCCATAAAGAATTGGTACTGGATTGCCTTGCGCTACCGTTGTGACCGCGCCGCCAAAACCGTAGTTAGCTTTGTTGCCGTCCTCGTCTTGACTGCCGTCCATCTTAGGTGTTGGCATTAGCAAACTTGCAGCACCGCCAATCATCAAGCCGACACCTGCACCGATTGCCCACTGCATACCCGGAACAAAGACACCAACGCCAACCAATATTGCGCCACCGATAACTTGCAGCCACCCCATAGCATCACCACCAGCGCCCATAATCTTAGGCACAATATGAATCACGCTTGCGCCTGTGACGTTCTCAATCTCGTCCTCACCGATATTTCTATCGTCAGCAAAGACAGCAAAGCGCATACCGTTTTGCTCGGCTTGTAGCATAAATAATTTGAACTCTGGCATTTGGCACGATAGGGCGTGAGTGGCTTCACGACATGAGCTGACAGAAAGCTCAAAAAACTCGCCAAACTTTTCAGCCAAAATTCCATGTAAATGTATCGTCTTGAGTTTCATAAATTGCGCCCATAAAAAAGCCACCAGTTAAGGTGACTGTTATTTAATTAATGACTTATGCCTGATTATCATTACTGCCCGTCGCTGCCACGCTTCCCCATATATCTCACGTATAGAGTCGCGACCGTATGGGTGGTGCAATACTAAGCAGTCACCGATTATGTCCTCTGTAGGCTCAGATTTGATCGTTCCATCGCCGATAAAAACTAGGGCGTGGTTGATATGTTCTGTTCTTCCAAGTCGACATAGAATCGCGTCGTGCTTTTGGATTGTGTCAACTTCTACAAAACCCTCTGCTTTAAAGTTCTCTAAATACAGTGGGTCATGGTCTTTATCTTCCCACCAAGCGTCTGCTCGCTCATAATCGTTCAAGGTTATGCCAAGCTCGCGCTGATAGTAGTCTTTAACGAGGCTATAACAATCCATAAGGCCATGATGATACTCACGACCTAGTAGCGGCGCTTGATACCCATCAGGCTTGTGTAGCGCAACGTCAATGCCGTTCGTGATAACCCACGGCAGACCGTGTAGGTTCATTTGCACTCTATCAGGTTGGCTTGGCAAAACATTACCGTCAGGGTGACTATGCACGTAAGCTCTGATCTTACCTTCCTTTTCTGCGCCTACGAGGTCATAAGGACACATCTCAAACTGAGCGTCATCGGCTGCGATATTTGTGCAAGGTATATACTCTTTGCCGATAATAATGCCGCAAGCCTCACGCGGATAATCACGGTTGGCATGGTCGATAATCGCGGCTTTAATAGACTTGGTTAGCATGATATGTCCTAATTTTTAATTAATGCAGAACTTGGAAAGCCTCCAAACCTACCCTCATTATTGCGAATACGGCAATCGCTCAATCTACCGCCGCATTTGTCTTTTGCAGGGTCAGTAGTCGGTACGCCTTTATCGGTAAAACGTGCTGCGCCCATGTATTGACACTCTTCGCCGCGATACCGTCCATGTACCGCCCAGTGGCAATAGTTTGTGATTTCACGACTTGGTATTCGAGCGCCCTCAAAATCCACGGGGTTTGACAGCTCAAACGATACTGCTAACCTGTTTTCGCTTGTCTTTTGCTCAACATACCAAACTTGCTTTCGATACTCGTTAGCCGCTTGTGGATTACCCTCAGAAAAGTTTGTGGCATCTAAATACTTAGCCATCGTATTGATAACGGTTAATCTAGCGCCTGCAAAGTCGTCATGTTGTAAGCATAAAGCGCTGATTGCGCCTTGTATGCCGCCAATGCTGTTTGCAATCGCAAGGGTAGGCGTTGATGCTTTACCGTCACCTCGTATTTCTAAACCATCCGACTTTATTGGTACAGGACTATAAGTTTGACCCTGCCAGATAATGTTTCTAACAACACCTTTGCTGCTCGGGTCTTTTTTATACTCAGCACCGACATTTTCAGTCTCATTGCCAATTAATCTATCCTCACGACCTGCCCACAGCATGATTTTTTTCCAATCCTCATACGAGATATGACCATGCCACCGCATGACACCTGCACCCAATGCTGTTGCATCTAGCTCATACAGCGTAACAAGACCTGTCACTGATAGTTTTTGAAAGTCCGATTCCAGCATAATTATTCCTCGATAATTGGCGGATTATCCCTTGCCATACCCTCAGTGATAAACACATCTTCTAGCGCGTCCATAATCAATGACACGATAGTCGCGCCATGACGATTGCCTTTATCCTCATTGACTGCGCCTGTCTGTACGTCATAATTCGGATAGAGCTTTGAGAGTGTTTCTTCGTTGATGGACACAACCATATTTCCTGCGGGACTAAACATTTCCTTACCGTCAGCTAATATGATTCTATCTTCCATGATAAAAGTGACAGACGCTTGCGCTGCCATATCATCAGTAGCGCCTACGGGCTGACTGGGATTGTCAATTAAGATTTGTCTTGCTCGTCTGCGACTTGTGCCTACTGCGTCTGTGTATGTGTAATTTGCCATGATTAATCTACCTCGTAAGTTATAAGCAGCTTATAAGAAAATCCGCTTGATATACCTTTAATATCTATCTCCGTAGCATCCCAATTGGGCGTTGATGACCGATATGCCACCCCGTTAAGGTATGAACCGCTAATACTTAGTATCTTGCTTGCATCTAAGCCGTGGGGTACGCCATTACCCGTTGCAGTAACCCCCGTCAACTTCTTATAAGCAATCTTGGGTGCGCCGATACCTGCTTGAATACTGTTGACTGCTACGTTACCTGTTGCGTCTGCCACTACCGTTTCTGCGATACTGCTTGAGACACGTAAAAATCCGTTAGCGTCTCTAGTAGTGTTTTGTGTTGTGTATGCTTTTGTATGCCTGACTAATTTACCTGTATGTAAGTTTGTTTCGGTTAAAGTTATAAGACCTTCGTTAAAAGCCAAGGTATTAATTTGGGCACCTCTGACCAGAGTCATCATTGTGCCGTATATTAAGCTATTATCTGCCACCATATCTTCATGAGGTACAAAACCTTCACCGCCGCCACCATAGAACCCGAACTTACTAGGTAATTTTGTAGTAATTGGCGAACTTCCTATGCCAAACGCACCGACCTCCATTACATTGCCTGCTGCTTCGCCCACGTTTTTATAGGCTGCTGTGCCTAAATTTTTATTCTGTGGTATCTGTTCTGCACCAGTACCTACGTCTTTACCTGCTGCTGTGCCAAAAGTAGCGGTTGAGCGTTTCATGTCCCCATTGGCTTCAATAAACGTGTTAGGGTATGCAGTAGTCGTGGTAGCGTAGAAGTCACCTTGCTTTCTTGCATTAGCAATAGCGGTATTTAACTCACCCTCCCAAGTATTCTTGTCTGCTATTTTAAAATAGGTGTTTGATAAATCGGTCTGAGCTGCAATGTCGCCTGTGATATTGCCCCAAGCAACGGGCGTAACATCGGGAAGCTGCGTAGGTGTCACCTTGCCGTCAACGTCCAGAGTTGCTACGCCGTTTGCAGCGCCTTTGTCGGTCTTTGGTATTGCTGCATCAGCTTTGCTTTGTGCTGCGGTAATAGCGGTATCTTGTAAGTCGTTCTTTGCGTTGACCTCGGACTTGATTGCCCGCAGATTAATAGCGTCATCTTGCAGTGTATTCTTACTATCAACATCGGTTTTTAGAGCGCGTAAACTAATATCCGCGTCCTGTGCCACATCCTTATCTTGTAATGCTGTAATAGCGGTATCTTGTAGCGTGTTTTTGCTATCAACCTCTGTTTTTAAGGCTCTGAGTGCGATAGCGCCATCTTGTTCTGTATCTTTGGTTTGCAGAACAGTGATTGCATCGTCTTGCAAACCATTTTTTGCATTAACATCAGAAGTGTTTGCTTTTGTTGCAATGGTAGCGTCTTGTGATGCGTCCTTAGCTTTCAGCGCAGTGATTTCCACGCCCTGCGACGTACTGCCGTCTTGCAAACCCGATAAGCGACTGTCTACCTCAGTAAAATTGTCGTTTATCTTAGTGTGTGCATCACGATATTTATCGCCGCCTACGCCTGTGACTGGCGCACCTAAATTGATTTTTTGGATAGCCACGATAATCTCCTAAACGCCCATAAACTGCTCAAAGTTGAGCGTGATTTGCCAAAAGTCGCCCTTACGCTGCGGCATGGACACCGCCGCGCAAGTATATTGCCTCGTATCGCCATGTGGGTCTGTCCACAAAAATGGCTTGACGCCTGCGTGTTCATCTAAAAACAATTCGATAGGTTTAATGACGGTATCAAGCGCACCTGTTTTAGTGCCTGACCAGTTTTTGATTATGTTATTGATGCCGATAGATGAGATTTGGGCATAGCCATCGCCAAACTGTGTTTTATTAACACGATACTGTTTGTCAGCGGTTGCGCCCATGTCCATCTGCCAGGGGAAGGTTTTTATCATAGGATTGCCCACTAAAAAGCCCACTGCGTAGTGGGCTTTTGGTTGATTGGTTAATTAGTTGAATTAGAGCGTAGGTAGTAGCTGAAAGTTGCCGTTAGTGTCCGCACGTATGCGATATCTTTTATCGTCACCTTTGTTTAAGGTAACTTCTACAGCGTCACTCACTGAAGGGCATAGCCCGCCGCGCGTATCAAATGACAAAATATGGCGACCGCTTGGTACATTTAGCTTCACCGAGTCAGAAGGTTTAAGACTTGCGACAACTTTATCGTCGATAGATAGTTTAGCAGCGCAAGCCGCGCCCACGATGCCGCTATCGCGAGTGACTGTAATCAAGGCGCTATCAGCAGTTGCTGTGCCATACAAGGTCGGGCTCACAG